GTTAAATTTCCGTAGCCATGGCTGCTCAGAATGAGCAACGTCCGGAACGAATAAAAACGACGCCGTATTTAGAAGGAGATGTGCTTTCGAGTGACTCAGGGCCACTGCTTTCTGTGTTCGCGTTACAAGAGATAATGCAAAAGGTGAGGCAAGTGCAAGCTGACTATATGACGGCAACACGAGAGGTTGATTTTACAGTACCGGATGTACAAAAGATTCTTGATGACATTAAAACGTTAGCTGCAGAACAAGTGTACAAAATCGTTAAAGTTCCTAGTATTTCATTCAGACATATCGTAATGCAGTCAAGAGATCGAGTTTTACGAGTGGATACCTACTATGAAGAGATGTCACAGGTTGGAGATGTTATAACGGAAGATGAACCAGAAAAATTCTATTCAACTATAATCAAGAAAGTGCGGTTCATACGCGGAAAAGGATCCTTTATATTACATGATATTCCGACCAGAGATCACCGCGGTATGGAGGTTGCTGAACCAGAGGTGTTAGGAGTTGAATTCAAGAATGTACTACCTGTGTTGACTGCCGAGCATCGCGCAATGATTCAGAACGCATTGGATGGATCGATAATCGAGAACGGAAACGTAGCTACACGAGACGTCGACGTATTCATAGGCGCTTGTTCGGAACCAATCTATCGTATATATAATAGATTGCAAGGGTATATTGAAGCGGTGCAGTTACAAGAGTTAAGGAACTCAATTGGGTGGTTAGAAAGGTTAGGGCAGAGGAAAAGAATCACGTATTCGCAAGAGGTTCTGACTGATTTTAGGAGGCAGGATACAATTTGGGTTTTAGCCTTACAGCTACCGGTTAATCCGCAGGTAGTGTGGGATGTGCCGCGCAGCTCTATCGCCAACTTAATCATGAATATAGCAACGTGCTTACCCACGGGGGAATACATCGCGCCAAACCCAAGAATTTCATCGATTACGCTGACCCAGAGAATAACGACAACTGGGCCATTTGCTATTCTAACAGGATCAACTCCAACCGCACAGCAACTTAATGATGTTAGGAAGATCTATTTAGCGCTAATGTTTCCTGGACAGATTGTACTTGATCTAAAAATTGATCCTGGTGAGAGGATGGATCCGGCAGTAAGAATGGTCGCTGGCGTTGTAGGTCATTTGCTCTTTACAGCAGGTGGAAGATTCACGAATTTAACACAAAATATGGCGAGACAGCTTGATATAGCCTTAAACGATTATTTACTTTATATGTATAACACCAGAGTTCAAGTCAATTATGGTCCAACAGGTGAGCCGTTAGATTTCCAGATTGGAAGAAATCAGTATGACTGTAATGTTTTCAGAGCAGATTTTGCGACAGGAACGGGATACAATGGATGGGCTACGATAGATGTTGAGTATAGAGATCCGGCCCCTTACGTGCATGCGCAGCGCTACATACGTTATTGTGGTATCGATTCGCGTGAGTTAATTAATCCGACAACATATGGCATTGGGATGACTTATCATTGCTACAATGAGATGTTACGAATGCTGGTTGCTGCAGGGAGAGACTCTGAGGCGGCGTACTTTCGCAGCATGCTACCCTTTCACATGGTGAGGTTTGCTAGGATAAACCAAATCATAAACGAAGATTTACACTCCGTGTTTTCGTTGCCAGATGATATGTTCAACGCATTATTACCCGACCTAATTGCTGGGGCGCATCAGAACGCCGACCCAGTTGTGTTAGATGTGAGTTGGATATCACTGTGGTTTGCTTTCAACAGATCGTTTGAACCAACGCATAGGAATGAGATGCTTGAAATCGCCCCACTGATCGAGTCCGTTTATGCGTCGGAACTTTCAGTGATGAAGGTCGATATGCGACACTTGTCATTGATGCAGAGAAGATTTCCAGATGTTTTAATCCAAGCGAGGCCGTCCCATTTCTGGAAAGCGGTTCTGAATGATAGCCCGGAGGCGGTGAAAGCAGTCATGAACTTGTCGCATTCGCATAATTTCATCAATATAAGGGATATGATGCGTTGGGTACTGCTCCCATCACTACAACCATCGTTAAAGCTCGTATTAGAAGAGGAGGCATGGGCCGCTGCAAACGATTTCGAGGATCTGATGCTTACTGATCAAGTTTATATGCATCGAGATATGTTGCCAGAACCGCGGTTGGATGATATTGAGAGGTTCAGACAGGAAGGTTTCTATTACACGAATATGTTAGAAGCCCCACCAGAAATAGATCGTGTAGTTCAGTACACTTATGAGATTGCACGTTTACAAGCGAACATGGGCCAGTTTCGAGCGGCTTTAAGGCGCATTATGGATGATGACGACTGGGTGAGGTTTGGCGGTGTTTTACGCACTGTACGCGTTAAATTCTTTGATGCGCGACCCCCAGACGACATTCTACAAGGCTTACCTTTCAGCTATGATACAAATGAGAAAGGTGGATTATCATATGCGACAATTAAGTATGCTACTGAGACCACAATTTTCTATCTGATATATAATGTCGAATTCTCGAACACGCCTGATTCTTTGGTGTTGATTAATCCAACATACACGATGACTAAAGTTTTCATTAACAAGAGAATTGTTGAGCGGGTACGGGTCGGACAGATTCTGGCCGTATTGAACAGAAGATTTGTGGCATACAAAGGAAAAATGAGAATCATGGACATCACCCAATCGCTCAAGATGGGCACCAAGCTGGCTGCGCCAACTGTGTAGATGTGCGACCGATCTATGCACTTGGTAGCGGCAGCGGAAACACACTTAC